TGATAATCTATTTCTGGGATACGCAAATGTTTCTAAAGAAATTGTAGCAGGATCAAAATATTCTAATAAAAAAGAATTAATTTTTCAAGAAGAAAAATCTTATAATATGTCTGGTCCAAATCTAGCAAACCGTGAAACATTTTTTGCTAATCAAGATGATAACTTTTTAAATAAAATAAAGGTTAACTTTAAACAAGAATATGTTGAACTAGCAAACAAAATTGCAACAAGCCTAGGAGACTTTCGTGGAATGCATGTAAGACTTACAGATCACGCAGAACGAACTTTTAGTTTTTCAAAAAAAGATTTTGATAAATCTTTAAGTAAAAGCAATTTGAAAACTGTTATATTAACAGATGATGTTAATAATAAAATGTTTAAAGATAAAGATGTTATATTTTTAGATGACTATATTGTAGAAAATTTTTCAGAAGATTTCTTGTCTTTGCCTAGCCAGTCCGAGATAGTTTTTGGACTAATAGGACTGTTAGTAATGTGCCAGTCAAAAGAGTTTGTTGGAACACCAAGAAGCACTTTTACTGCCTATATTCAAAGAGAGATGTTCTCTTCCAAAAAATCTAATATTTTTAGTTTTATAGGCTCTGATGATTTTTTCCAGTACCCCCATGATTGGGTTTAGGCCAAAGATTCGTGGTATAATTTAAAAATGGCAACAAATAGAGGATCTCAAACATCATACGACATTGGTAATGCACCGCCAACAGTTATTTGGACCGTGGTTCGTGGAGATACTTCTGGCTTTAAGGTTTATGTAACTGATGATGCCAAGGTCCCGCTAATTTTAAAGGGTACTGGATCCCAGTGGACTATTGCTATGAAGATTAAGAGACCTACTTCAACCCCTGGAATTATTACAGACGCTGCAACCCTTGTTTTAAATTTAACTCCAGTTGCAGACGAAGATGACTTGGTTGGAGAGTTTACGGTTTGGCTCACTGCAGCACAGTCAGTACAACTTCAAACAGGAGACATCTTTGACATTCAAGTGTCAGATCCTACAAGAGTTTGGACGGTTGCCCAGGGTAGCCTAAAGATTCTTGAAGATGTTACAGATTAATGGCCACAGCATTAATACTTGATGAACTTAACGGTAAAACCAAACAAATTTTTCCTATTGACTATCCTTTAATTCAAGTAGAAGATTTTACAAGAAACACCTTAGTAACAGACATACTTCCTTTTAGAGTTAAATTTTCAGCCATTCAAATTGTGGCTATTGGCTTAGGCAACACCCCAGGAATCCCACTGCAGGTTATTGGCTATAGCAACTATATTCTCTAATAGTCTTATTAAAACGGGTGATATAATTACCACATGGCTAAAATATCAATCTCAGATGTTAAAGGTTTATTCCAAACAGGAGATAGACCTACTCAAGAAAATTATGTAGATTTAATCGATACAGCATCTGCTCAGTCAACAGACTTGGGCACATACGGTAACAATGAAAACACAGTCAACGGTATTGAGAACGTAACTGTTATTGATAACTTTGATGCCACTGTTTGGCGCATGGTCAAGTATATTGTTTCAATATCAAAGACCTCTGCAGGGGACAATAAGTTCTATGCAACTGAATTAACAATTCTTGTTGACGGTGCAAATGTATCTGTCAGCGAGTATGGCACTATCGACAATGATGGGAATATTGGCACCATTAATGTCTCTCGCACTGGAAATACCGTGGCTCTAACAGTCACTCCAGATCCTGCGATCAAGCCAGTCACTGTACGTTACGCACGTATGGGACTTAAGGCATAATAAAAGGAGATATAAAAAATGGCAACAGTAAATAAAGATTTTAAAATTAAGAGTGGTCTGATTGTTGAAGGAACAACAGCGTCCGTTAACGGTTTTGACATTCTTACAAAGAAGCAACTAGATCAAGACTACATTGTTGGTCTTATCGGTGGCACAGCAACATCTGCAAACACTGCAAACACAGTTGTAAAGCGTGATGCATCAGGTAACTTTGCTGCAGGAACAATTACAGCAACAGTAACTGGTACAGTATCAAGTCTTTCAAACCATGACACTGCAGACCTTGCAGAGGCCTCAACCCACAAATACTTTACAGATGCTCGTGCAATCACTGCAACAGCAGCATCATATGATGTAATCGGTGCAGCAGCAGCAGCACAGTCTGCAGCAGCAACAGATGCAACTACAAAGGCTAACGCTGCACAGTCTGCAGCAACTTCAGCAGCAGCAACTGATGCAACTACAAAAGCAAATGCTGCACAATCTGCAGCAGAGGCTACAGCATCATCAGATGCTACTTCAAAGGCAAACGCAGCACGAACAGCAGCAGAATCATTTGCTACAACAGCAGATACAGCAGTTCGCACAGCAGTAACAACTGAAATTGGAACTGCAATTAGCACAGAGGTTTCAAACCGTAACTCTGCTATTGCATCTGCAATCTCAACAGAAGTTACAGACCGTAATACAGCAATTGGCACAGCAGTATCAAGCCTTGTAGATGGAGCACCAGCACTTCTAGACACTCTTAATGAGTTGGCTTTAGCACTTGGTGATTCACCATCAACAGTTACAGATCTTACAACTCTTGTTGGAACAAAGGCTCCTCTTGCTTCACCAGCACTAACTGGTACACCTACAGCCCCAACAGCAGCAGCAAATACTGATACAACTCAGATTGCAACTACAGCATTTGCTAAGGCAGAGGCTGACGCAGCACAGGCAGCAGCAGAGGCTACAGCATCAGCAGATGCTACAAGCAAGGCTAACACTGCACAGTCTGCAGCAACCACTGCAGCAGCAACAGATGCAACTACAAAGGTAGCAGCAGAAGCAGCACTCAGAGTATCAGGCGACTCAGCCTCAGTAGCAACTGCAGCAGCAGACGCTACTTCAAAGGCTAACGCAGCCCAAGCAGCAGCAATATCTGCAGCACAAACTTATGCAGATGCACTTGACACAGACGATGTAGCAGAAGGAACAGCAAAGTATTTTACAGATGTTCGTGCTAAGGTTGCAGCAGCAGCCCTCATTGTTGGTGCTACAAAGACAAACATTACTATTACTGGTGATGAAACTGGTCTTATAATTTCAGCAGAAAACGGTGTAGCAGATTCTACAACTTCAAACCTTGCAGAAGGCTCAAACCTTTACTTCACAAATGCTCGTGCAGTAACTGCTCTTCAAAATGTAACACCAAACTTCACAGAGGTTGAATTAAACTCAGTTGCTAAGCAAGTTGCAGCAACAGCATCAGCACCAACAGCAGGAGTACAAATGGCATACTCATGGCCTAAGAGTGCATACAAGTCAGCAGAATTTCTTGTAAAAGTTGCTTATGGATCACACACTGAAATCTCAAAGGTTCTTTTAACACTTGATACTTCAGATAATATTGCAATCACTGAGTACGGAATTGTTGGAACTAATGGTTCAGCATCTTCTATCTCAGCAGCAGTTTCAGGAAGCAATGTTTTACTAAATGTAACAACCGTTAACAATAACTCAACAGTTACTGTTGTCGGAACATTACTTGTTTAATAAAAAATAAAAATAGTTGGAAGAGGGAGCAATAAATGGCAACAGTCGATAAAGACTTCAAGGTCAAGAATGGATTAACCGTAGCAAACGGTGGTACATTCGGAGCAGCAGTAACAGTAGGAACCCCTACTAGTAATGCCCACGCAGCAACCAAGGAGTATGTCGATAGTCGTTCAATGGCCGTAGGCGCTACTGCTCCTTCTTCACCAACTAATGGAACACAATGGCTAGACACAGTAACAAATAGAATTAATTTTTATTATAGTGGTTCTTGGTATACCCAAGCAACTATTGATGATACAAATGATTTACCACAGCATATTCACGATACCGCAATTGATGGAACTGGTTTCATAGTATCCCAATTTTATAACGGCGGATCATTCAATAGCCCATTGGGTGTAGGTTTGGATGCAGGTGGACCAAGTACAACAACTTGGACAGTTGTATTCGATGGCGGTAGTGTAGTAGATAATTTCAATTAAAAAATTGATGTTATAATAAGATAAGATAATGGGCAGCCCCCATAAGGAGATATAAATGGCAACTAGAATGCAACAGCGTAGAGGTACTGCGTCACAATGGACAGCAGCAAACCCAGTATTAGCAGCAGGAGAAATTGGTTTTGAGACCGACTCAGGCATGTTCAAGGTAGGCGACGGAACCAACTTATGGTCTGCCCTATCATACTTTAAAGATTTTGGAGACCTTGACACTTCAGGCTTCATCCTAGACTCAGAAAAAGGTTATGCAGGTGGGGTTGCCACACTTAATAGCCAAGGACAAATCCCTATCTCCCAATTAGGATCTCTTATAACAAACGCTCCAGCAGCACTTGACACTCTTGGAGAATTGGCCACTGCCGTAGACATGATTGGATCCGTAGTCTCTTCTGCAATTACCGCTCATGAAGGAGATACAACAAATGTTCATGGAATTACAGATACAACAGTATTAGCAACTAATTCATCAGTTAGCACAGCAATTACAACTGCATTAACAGCGTTTAGTACAGATACAACTGATGTTCATGGAATTGCAAATACCGCACTTCTTGCAACTACACTAAATGTAGCCACTGCTAAATCAGAAGCAATTGCGGATGCTGCAACTGCAGCAACAGCGCAAAATGCAACAGCAATGTCTACATTAGCAGCCCACGAAGCAGATACAACAAGCATTCATGGTATTGCAGATACTTCACTTCTAGCAACTACTGCAAACGTAGCAACTGCCAAGGCAGAAGCAGCAACAGCAGCAGGTGTTGCAATTGATACACACGCATCAGATACAACTTCTGTTCATGGAATTGCAGATACCTCAGTTCTTGAAACATCAACTGGAGCACAGGCTAAGGCCGACGCAGCAGTTCTTGCTCACGCATCAGATACTACAGACGTTCATGGAATTGCAGATACTTCAGCACTTGCTACTAAAACATATGCTGATTCAGCAGTTTCTACTCACCAATCAGATACAACTTCTGTTCATGGAATTGCAGATACCTCAGTTCTTGAAACATCAACTGGAGCACAGGCTAAAGCAGATGCAGCAGTTCTTGCTCACGGATCAGACACTACAGATGTTCACGGTATTGCTGATACTTCAGCACTTGCCACAAAGACATATGCTGACTCAGCAGTAGGATCTCATAGTTCAGACACAACTGATGTTCACGGAATTGCAGATACTTCTCTTCTTGCAACTACAGCAAACGTTGCTACAGCAAAGTCAGAAGCAATTGCATCTGCTGCAACCGCAGCAGGAACAGCATTAACAACACACAATGACGATACAACAAACGTTCATGGTATTGCTGACACAGCAGCACTTGCAACAGCAACCTCAGTTGCAACAGCAATTGGACTAATCAAAAGTTCTGATTTAAACTGGGAAGCATATGCAGACGAGGCATCATTGCCAAGCGCAGCAACAAAGCATGGAATGTTTGCACATGTACATGGAACAGGATCTGCATACTTTGCTCACGCAGGGTCATGGAAAAAGGTTTTAGACACAACAAGTGCATCATCAACATATGCGCCAACGGCATCACCAGCACTTACTGGTGTACCAACTGCTCCAACTGCAACAGCAGGAAATAATTCTACTCAGGTTGCAACAACTGCTTACGCAGACGCAGCAGTTTCAGCGCTAGTTGCTTCAGCACCAGCAGCATTAAATACTTTGAATGAATTAGCAGCAGCACTTGGTAGCGATGCAAACTTCTCAACAACAGTAACAAGTGCACTTGCTCTTAAGGCAACTAAGGCTGAACTCGATGCAGCAACACTGTCAACATTTAATACACAGACAACAAGTTATACACTTGCTTTATCTGATGCAACAAATGTTGTTGAAACAAACTCTTCAAGCACAACAACCATAACTGTTCCAACTAATGCTACAGTAGCATTTCCAATCGGAACATCTGTTGACATTTTCCAAAAGGGAACTGGACAGACAACTGTAGTAGCAGCATCAGGAGTAACAATTTATTACACTCCAGGACTAAAACTTCGTGCTCAGTACTCAGGTGGAACGCTAACAAAGCGTGACACTAATATCTGGATTATTTCAGGCGATTTAACAGCATAATTAAAATACAAATAGGAAAAGGGGAAATAAATGCCAATTCGTAAAGGTGGTAGAGCAGGAAAGCAGTCAAAGGCTGTTCCAAGATATCAGGCGATTAGCCCAACAGAGCCAACAATTGTTTCTGTAGTTAACTCTGGTTTTACATATTTTAGTGGTCAGTTTACAATTACATTTACTCCCCCAACATACGGTTCGGCCCCAACATCTTACACTATCACAGCAACCAGTTCATCTTATGGGACTAAAACATTTACTGGTGTAACATCTTCACCTTACACAGCAACTGGTCTTCGTGGTGGTACAAACTACACATGGAAAATTAAAGCAGTTAGCACAAACTACGGAGATTCAAATGAATATTCTGGAGGATCTTATGATTCTCTTACAGTTCCAGATGCTCCAACAGGAGTAACAGCATCTTCTCCATCAGGAACATCATATGATACTGTGTCTTGGTCAGCCCCTGCAGATAACGGTGGAGCAGCAATAACAAATTATGAAATTACATCTTCAGATGGAAAAACAGTGTCTACTTCTGGAACATCTATAAATATTAATCAAGAGGCAGGAACAGCACAGACATACAGAGTGCGAGCATTTAACTCAAAGGGTTGGTCAGAACTATCTTCAGCCTCTGGCTCTGTAACAACATTCTCATTTACTCCATTCGGAGTATTCTCGTTTGCACCATTCGGAGTGTTTACATTCACACCTGTGTTCTCGTTTGCACCATTCGGAGTGTTTTCATTTGCACCATTTGGAGTGTTTTCATTTACACCATTTGGAGTGTTTACATTTACACCAATATTTTCATTTACACCATTTGGAGTGTTTTCATTTGCACCATTTGGAGTGTTTTCATTTGCACCATTTGGAGTGTTTTCATTTGCACCTGTTACACCATTCTCAGTATTTTCGTTTATACCATTCTCAGTGTTTGGATTCTCACCATTCTCACCATTCTCAGTGTTTGGATTCTCACCATTCGGAGTGTTTGGATTCTCACCATTCTCACCATTCTCAGTGTTTGGATTCTCACCATTCGGAGTGTTTGGATTCTCACCATTCGGAGTGTTTGGATTCTCACCAGTCGGAGGCAGCAGAGCCTATTCTCTTGGGCCTAGGACTAAGGTCGTAATGTCTGACGGAACCCTTAAGGAAGCACAAGATCTTAATGTCGGAGATGAATTAAAATCTGTCTCTGTTCCAGGACTTTTAAATACACAATCAGAAACGATCTTTGATTGGTCAACACCTGCAGATCTTCAACTATCAGAAGAAATTGTAACAACAATTAATAAAATAGGCACACATGCTGTAGAATCAATAATTAGATTAAATGGAGATGCATTCTCTCCAAGCCATTTAGTTCTTGTGAAAAGAGAAGGAACATCAACATTTGAATGGGCTAAAGATGTAGTTCAGACAGACTTAATGTGGAGCCACTCTCTATCAGCGTGGGCACCTATTACTGAACTTGAAGTTGTTACAGAAAGAACAAATGTTATCACAGTTAACTGTGAGCCTTATGACATATTCTTTACTGAGCATTCAATTACTCATGATGGTAAAGACTGGTACGACCAGACTCAAACCCCACAACCGTAGTCTGTGATATACTTTATTTACTAGTTGAATAGGGGAAAAATATGAATTCAAACTATCCACCAATGGTGGAAAGTACAAGCAGGTCTCAGCAGCCACATAAGTTTTTTGAGAGATTTTTGGATAACGATTTAAACAAGTTGTCAGAAGATCTTCAAGACAGATATGCTAAGATTCAAAATGCAGAAATTATTGGTGTGACTCCAGTTGGAGAAAACGAAATTTGGAAACAGTCAAACAGTGTATCTACTATGAAATGGAGACAGTATAATGTTTTCCAATTCCACAGTAAAGAACTTTATAGTCTATACAAAGCAATTGGAGATATGGCAAAAGAAGCATGTGACCACTATGGTGTTGATTTTAATGCTAACCAGTATATGCTTCAGGGATGGTTTAACATTACGAATAAAGGCAAAGGCAAGTTAGATTGGCATGATCATGGTCCAGAAGGTTCTCCAAACTTCCACGGATACTACTGTGTAAAGGCTGCACCATCAACGACACATTATCGTGTATTTAATAAAAATGTTGAGAATGTAAACATTGATAACAGAGCAATTCTTTCTGAAATGGGTCATCCACACGCAATGGCTGATTGGGACTGGGAAGGTCCAAGAATTACTGTTGCATATGATGTAATTCCTTTGAGAGACTTAATTACTCACGGTATGGAACAAGAACAGCATTGGATACCACTATCATGATAGCAATGTCTAAGCCACCACATAAGTTTTTTGATAAGATTATTGACAATGACTTAGATTCTTTATTTGCTTATCTTGCTGACGATCAAAAAAAGATAGTTAATGGAGAAAGAGATTTTATTCCAAAGGAAGATCTAATCGGAATAGATGAAGACCATGGGCCATCAACACAACTTGCTCATCACTATAATATTTTTGACACAAACACATACAATCATTTAGGTTTAGATAAACTAAAAAACACACTAAGAGATTTAGTTATTGAGGCTTCAGCCTATTATGGTCTTGATTTTGATGAGCAGGATTATGCAATCAAAGGTTGGTACAACCTTGATAAAAAAATGCTTCGTGGAACGAGAGAAGAATGGCTTGCTGACAACCCAGATGAGTCTTCTGTAAGGATGAATATGCATGATCATATGGGTGGAGAAGGCGCTCCAGTGTTTCATGGCTACTATTGTGTAAATGCAGAACCTTCTGTAACATTTTATCAAATTGATAGAGTTAAAGATTTTGACAATGTTAATATTAATAATAGGGCAGTTGTTTCAGAAACTGGTCACCCGCATACAAGAGATCTTTGGTGGAGTGACAAGAGCAGAATAACTATTGCATATGACATTTGTCCAAAGAGTCGTGGAGTAGATTCTTTATGGGTAAAACTTTAATTTCTAAAAAGATTTTATGTTTTGTTTTTGGTCATAAGGTTATCACTAAATCTTGTCCAGTTACAACTGCATCAAGATCTTATTGTGAAAGATGTTTCCCTATATCACATGATAAAGGTATGAGTTTTTCTTAACTCTAAACTAGACATCGATACAGAGTTTTGCTTTTTTGAAAACTCTGCTATACTTAGGTCTTAATCCGTTTTTGAAAGGACGATACACATGTCAGATTCTTTTAGTTTTAAACTTCCAGAGGACTTCGTAGAAAAATACAAGAACCAAGAAAGCCCATTTGGGTTTAAGGATGCAGCAGAAAATTCACTTGGAGAAATTACTTTTATTCGTACATATTCTCGCATGAAGGAAGATGGAACTAAAGAAAGATGGCACGAGGTTTGTCGTCGTGTAATCGAGGGTATGTATTCAGTACAAAAGAATCATGCTAAAGAAAATCGTTTGCCTTGGAATGACTACAAGGCTCAGAAGTCAGCACAAGAAGCATTCCAAAGAATGTTTGAATTAAAGTGGACCCCACCAGGTCGCGGTATGTGGGCATTCGGAACTCCTATGACTATGGAGAAGAAGAACTCTGCAGCCCTACAAAACTGTGCAATGGTTTCAACAAAAGACCTTGATAAGAATGATCCAGGAGCATTGTTTGCTTGGGTTATGGATGCACTTATGCTTGGTATTGGTGTAGGGTTTGACACAGTAGGACAGGATAAGCATTTCTCAATCTATGCCCCAACAGAACCTGAACAGGTGTTCGAAATCCCAGACACTCGTGAAGGATGGGTAGAGTCAGTTAGACTTCTAATCAACTCATATCTTAGAGCAAACCAAAGTATTCAGAAGTTTAACTATGATTTAATTAGACCCCTAGGAGCCCCTATAAAGGGCTTTGGAGGCGTTGCATCAGGTCCTGCACCTCTTATCAAGTTGCACGACCATATAGACCGTGTAATAGGCTCCAGAGGCGGAGAAACACTAGACTCTCGTGCTATCGTAGACCTTGTAAACCTCATTGGTACCTGTGTGGTATCAGGCAACGTAAGACGCTCAGCAACTCTTGCTTTGGGAAATGCGGGGGATGAAACATTCATGAATCTAAAGAACTCAGAACTATTCCCAGAGCGTAACTCATTTGATCCAGAAAATCCAGGTTGGGCTTGGATGTCTAATAATTCTATTTCAGCAGAAGTAGGAACAAAGTACGAAGACTATGTAGATTTAATTACGGAAAACGGAGAACCAGGTTTTATCTGGCTTGATGTTGCTCGTAATTATGGAAGGCTAAAGGATGCGCCAGATGGAAAAGACTATCGTGTGATGGGCTTTAACCCCTGTGCGGAGCAGCCATTAGAGTCATACGAATTATGTACACTTGTAGAAGTGCACTTAAATCGTCATGAATCTAAGGAGGACTTCCTGCGTACCCTGAAGTTTGCATACCTTTATGGAAAGACTGTAACACTTGTTCCAACACACTGGCCACAAACAAACGGTATCATGCAACGTAATCGTCGTATTGGTACATCTCTTACTGGTATTGCATCATTTGCAGATCAAAAAGGTTTGCCAATTGTTCGTGAGTGGATGGACGAAGGATATAACAAGATTCGTCATTATGATCACCAGTATTCGGAATGGTTATGTGTTCGTGAATCAATCCGTGTAACAACAGTTAAGCCATCAGGATCAGTTTCAATTCTTTCTGGTGCAACCCCTGGAGTTCACTGGGGTCCTGGAGGAAACTTCTTCCTTCGTGCAATTCGATTTGGAAATACAGATCCAATGATTCACCTGTTCAAAGCAGCAGGGTACACAATTGAGGATGACGTTGTATCAGCAAACACATCAGTAGTTTATTTTCCAATTAAATCAGGTCATCCAAGATCTGAAAAGGAAGTAACCTTATTTGAAAAGATTGCACTTGCTGCAACTGCTCAGAAGTATTGGTCTGACAATGGAGTTTCTGTAACTCTATCCTTTGACAAGGAAACAGAATCCAAGCATATTGTTCCAGCACTTAATATGTACGAGGGACAACTAAAGGCAGTATCATTTCTTCCAATGGGAAATACTGTTTATCCTCAGCAACCTTACACACAAATAACGGAAGAAGAGTATAATAGATATATTGGAAAGTTGAAGCATATTGACTTTGGGGCAATTTACGATGGTGTAGATAATCTTGAGGCTCAAGGTGAAGCATACTGTACAACAGACTATTGCGAAATTAAGGTGAAATAATGGAAGAATTAAAATCAAAAGTATTATATATAAAGGGGTTTATGCCAAAGGAATTGGCTGCCTCTATTTCAGAATACTCCAAATCACACACGCTTCTTTTTACAGAATATGGCAACGGAGAAAAAGAGTTTACGGTTCATACTTATCATGATATACAAAGAAATGATCAATCGGTTTTAGATATTATGCAAGACTATGCAAAAAAAGTTTATGATTTTGTTGTTGAAAACTATGAAGGTCCGTTCCAACCATTTTTAGATGAGAAGACACACATTGCAAAATTTACTCCAGGCGAGGGTATGCACGAGCACTATGATATGAATAGGCCAAACGATATTGCAACTATCTTATACTTAAATGATGGTTATATTGGTGGAGATATTTATTTTCCAGCATTAGGAATATCTCATAAGCCTGAGCCAGGAGATCTTCTTTGTTTTCCAGATAATCCAGATTATGTGCATGGAGTTCGAGGAATTCAAGATGGCATACGATACACAACACCACGTTGGTTTACCCGCATTGTATGATAAAATAGACTAGGAGGATCTATGTCTATTGCTTCAAATTTATATGCAGAAAAAGTGTTTGCACAGCATCCGTCTGTCCTCTGGTCTTTAGACGACAAGGCAGACTATGTATCTCATATTTCAGAAAAAGAAAGAACAATAGGTGTTTGGAATATCAGTAACGGACAAAAATTTTTATTTTCAACAGAGGATGCTCCATTTGAGAATAGCGTTGTAACAAAAATAGTCGTAGACCCAAAAACAGTAAATGTTAAAAGTATAACAAGATATGTAAGCGATGATATTAAAAACTTTAAAGATCTTGATCAATCTTTAAAGACAATGGCAATAGGAACATATTTTAAGTCTTTTAGTCAAAATGCTTCTAGATTTTCCATTGGCTATGAGTATGACGATGAAGCCTCTGGAACACTTATTACAAAATTAAAATCTTTTGAAACTTCCATTGTAGACTCGTGGATGTTTATTGGAGACACATTTAGAATCCCAGACGACAATGTTTCAATGAGGCTAGTATTTGAAATTGACTATTTTGGTGATGGGGACAATAGTGAGATATCTGTTTTGCTCAATGGATTTTCTTTTGGGCAATGGTGTGAAGAGTTCCACTCAGATTCTTTGGGAAGTACTGTTGTAACAATACCTACAACAATTTCTACATCAGTTACAAAAGGAATTGAAGCCCTTGCGTATTCAAGATCTGATCAAAAGGGCTACTATCTTCTTAACGGATTGATGAACCTTAAAGCAAAAAATTTTGGAGTGCCCATTGTCTATGGATCACAAAATTCAACTCAAATTTATTATAATTCTGGGAACCCATCTTTAATCTTACCAGGAAATGGATTTTTAAATGAGTCTGGAAAAAATAAACAATATACTCTAGAATTTTGGGCTAATATAAATTCTAAAACATATGATAGAAAAAGAATAGTAGGCCCCTTAAACTCAGAAGATGGAATCTACGTTGATGGAAACTTTGTAGGACTTAAAGTTGGATCAAACTATCAAACACATTACGTTGCTGAGTGGGGCCGACCAATGCTCTTTCATTTTTTTATAAACAAGACTAGGGCCACACTATCTTTAAATGGAGAAAAAGTTATAGATTTTCAATTGACAGAAAGCAACTACACACCACAAAGTAAACTTGATTCAAACTTAAAAGATCAAGACTGGATTGCTTTTTATGCACACGAAGACATTCCAAACATATCTATTGATTGTGTTGGGCTTTATCCATACGAGGTATCAGATCAACTTGGAAAAATAAGGTTTGTTTATGGACAGGGCGTTGAGTTCCCAGAGAATATCAATACATCCTATAGTGGTTCTTCTGTTTATATAGACTATTCTTTTGCAAATTATGCAAATAACTATTCGTACCCCTCCCTTGGAACTTGGTCACAAGGAATTGGAAATAATGTTTCTATTGATAAAAACAAACTAACAGTTCCAGAATATCCACTACCAGAGATAGTCTTGTCTAGTAAAACAGAGTCTGATCTTTTTAGTTCGTGCTTAGAAATTCAAAATGAATCTGAAAATTTTATTACATTTAGACCATCAACAGGATGGGCTTTAGAAGATGGATATTTAAGATATAATTCTTTGAGTTTTTTAAATGATGAACTTAGTATTCTCTACGGAGTATTTAAAGCAAAAGCAGGACAAGGAACACAGTGTTTAATAAGAATTGAAGATGAAATTTCTGGAAATTATTTTTCAATAGACCTAGTCAACTTTAAATTAAAATACACTCTTTACTACGGAGGGCAAGAAGAGATTATTTACATGTCTCCAAAGAACCTATCAATTAATGAAATTTTTTCTGCAGGAATAGACATAAGAGTTTTGTCTAGTTATTATGCACAGAATGTTTCCTCATTCTTTGGTAATATTGGATCTCTTTCAGTTTATATTGGCGGTACCAAATCATTTAGCAATACGTTTTCTGGAAATATCTACGCTATTGGATTTTGTAATGCAAGAAATGCTTTAAAGATTAGGCATCTTTTTAATGAGACTGGACTGCCAATAGACTATGAGGATGTCTTTGCAACCTATCCTTTAGGTGTCAATATTGATGCAGGAGATAAATATTTTGGAAGTCAGTCTGCATATTTTGACTATATTAATGATGGAGGAAACGCATTATCTTTTGCTAACGACAGCCTCTTAACCCACATGGCAAGTTGTACATTAGTTCTAAAAGAAGACTTTGAATCGTTGAGGCTGGGTATAGATATCAATGCATATTGGGAAGACTCTATTCCTTTATCAAATTTAGCAACATATGTAAAGGATGCAAGGAATGACCAATATTATAATCTTGACTTTATTCAATTTAATTTAGACTATGACTCACCACAAAAACTAAAAGAAAGTGACATTTCTGGAGGCTCTTGGAAATATGGGGAAACAATTTTTATACAGGAAACATCAAAAACAATTAAGTCTTTGTACGAAAAGTACTCAATCCCAACATCACAAAAATACGCTTCATTAGACAATCATTTATACACTGGATACAACGATTACGATGATTTAAAAAATAACTCAGAAAAAACTTACACCTATGACACTACTGACTCACTTCTAAAGTCCTATGTATCTTTTAAGTTTTCATCTTCTTCATATAATCAGCCTGACCTATTTTTTGAAAATACTAAATCAATTCCTAAAGATGGAATTGTTTATCCAGACACAGACTGGATAAATACAAAGTATGAAGTTATCAACAACTCTATCATATATCCTCCAGCATCTTCAGATGTAAACGATATATCTATTGTTACGCATCTAGATTTTTTTGTTAAAGACTCTAAAGTAAAAAAGCCTATGATTAAATTTTTACAGTATTCCTCTCAGGCATTTAATGACACCTCTCCTAACCCAGTTGGAACAAGGTTTGGAACACCTATGTATCCATATACAAAAACTGGAAGTTACTATGATTACAAATCTAACAACCCATTTTCAATCTATAAAGGCAGTTCTCCGTACTTGTATTTAACTAAAAGAAGCGGGATAGAGTTAAGAGGACAGAATAGCCCAAATATTAACCGTGGAATTTCAATACCACTAAATCAAACAAAGGCCCTAGATTATAACCTTATGGTTTTGCAGGCTTGTGTTAAATATTCAAATGACACCTTCCCATTTTCTGAGGTTGAGATATTTGAAATTAAGTCTTCTAACAAACATATTAAATTTTATTTAGTTGCAAACAACCCAGATGGAAATCGTGCAAAGATCTATGCCATTAATGCAAAAACTGGAGCACTTGAAAACGGAGTTGGATTTTATATTAATGGAACGCTTGTTTCAAATCCAGTAATATCAATAGACGAATGGGCCTTTATTGGTATATCTTTTCCAGAGTTGCTATATTTTTATGGAACTCCAGGGTACCTTCACATAAATGGTCCACTAATGATGAACACAATATCTTATTATCAGTCTACAAACCTACAAGAAGTTCAAAAAACAAATAAGAGACTTTGGTTTAGAGTCAGATACTCTCCTGACGGAGAATACCCATGGACCTTCTGGTCCCCAGCATTATGGAACGGGGTTCTTGTTCTTTCTTCAAAATCTTACTACGGAGTAGACCCATCAGACATTTATAAGAGTTATATGGGAATAAACAAAATAATTATTGATTCAGAGGCTATGTTTACATTAAAAGATTATGACTATTTTATAGCAACGGATGTAGGTTGGGTAGCGCAAACCGTAAGTGCAATCTAGTATGGTATACTTGTGGTTATGGATTCGCTAATAGACCCAAAAACTGGTCAACCAATTGTAAAGAATGTCCGCCGTCAGGTAATAGAAAAAAACTATGACTGGGGCCTTTATGTTTATAAAAAGGCAAATGGTAAATGGTTTACAGATGGTAATGGATCAGTTCTAAACATCCCTTCAGATAAAAATGATATATCTAAGATTGCCGAACTAAAAAAAATGGCAATGCACTATGGAGATCCTGGAGATGGAAAAGCAGTATTTGTTCCAGGGCTAACAAGAGTTTCAGAAGATGAATATTCTGAGCAAGTGGATCGTATGAAGGCTGGCCTTCTTCCAAACTTAAATGACCTTGGCGCTGTTCAGGCAGCAAAAGACACAATTGCTCTTTATGGAGATGAGGACTAATGCCAGAAGATAATGAATACATCATTGGTGCAAGCATCGATGAGTCAAATAAAACAGAAGACTTGTTTTCAAAATCAGATCCCTTTAACGGAAATTGGGACACACTAAAAGCCCTTGATGGATTAGAAGCAAATTTTAAAAGACGAATAAATAGATCTTCAACAAAGATGGTTGAGCCAACAACTCAATATACAACGGCAGCACTCGCTGGAAAAAGCGGTATTGATGGAGCACAATCAAAAGAGATAAACCCAGGACTAGTATATGTAAACGGCTATGGAATGTTCGATGTAATTACACCACCATGGAATCTTTACGAATTGGCAAATTTCTATGATACATCTTTTGCAAACCATGCAGCCATTGACGCTAAAGTAGAAAATATTGTAGGGCTTGGATATGAATTTAAGGTTTCTCCAAGAACAATGTTAAGGCTTGAGTCTTCAGAAGACAATAGTGCAACACAGAAGGCAAGAAAAAGAATTGAAAGAGCAAAGATTGAAGTAAGAGATTGGCTAGAATCTTTAAACGATGATGACTCTTTTACAGCAACAATGGAAAAGGTTTATACAGACCTACAGTCTACTGGTAACGGATACCTAGAAATTGGAAGAACTACTCGTGGAGAGATTGGTTATGTGGGACATATTCCATCAACAACAATGCGTGTTCGAAGAATTAAAGATGGCTATGTACAGATCATTGGAAACAAGATTGTTTACTTCCGTAACTTTGGAGCAAAGAATCAAAACCCACTAACTACAGATGCCCGAGCAAATGAAATTATTCACTTTAAACAATACTCACCACTAAATACATTCTATGGTGTGCCTGATATTATGTCTGCAATAAACTCACTACACGGAGATTCTCTTGCTTCTCAATACAACATTGATTATTTTGCTAACAAGGCAGTGCCAAGATATGTTATTACTTTAAAGGGTGCTAAACTATCAAGTGACGCAGAAGACAAGATGTTTAGATTCTTACAGACAAGCCTAAAGGGTCAATCACATAGAACGCTATATATTCCATTGCCAGGAGATAGCGATACAAATAAAGTTGAATTCAAGATGGATCCCATCGAAGACGGTATACAAGACGGCTCATTTAAAGAGTATCGTAAACAAAACCGTGATGACATCCTGGTAGCACATCAAGTGCCACTATCTAAACTTGGAGGTGGCGATTCTGGATCTATTGCAGCAGCACTTGCACAGGATCGCACCTTTAAGGAGCAGGTAGCAAGACCAGCCCAAAGACAACTTGAAAAAATGATCAATAAAGTAATTAGAGAAAAGACAGACATTCTTGAGTTTGCCTTTAATGAACTTACCCTTACAGATGAAATTGCTCAGTCTCAAATTCTTGAACGCTATGTTAAGAATCAGATTATAACTCCAAACGAGGCACGAGTTGTTTTAGATATGCCACAACGCGACGGTGGAGATGAGGTCTTAGACCTTAAGCCTACTTCTGCAGCAGAGGCAACAACAACAAGATCAAGAGATTCAGAAAGAACAAATAACAACTCTGACAGCACTTCAACAGTTGCTGGAAGAAACCCAAAGGGAGAGGGGAGAAAAACTCCTTAATGTCCCATATGTCCAATATGTGATATATGTAACAAAAGGGGCTTATAATATAGTGGTGAGCAATATATCTAAAGCCCATTGGAATTCTGATGGGGACAATCTGCGTCTTTCAATGCCTTTTAGTAAGGTAGACAAAGAGCGACGCACCGTATCTGGTTTTGCATCCCTTGACAACATTGATAAACAAGATGACATTGTTACAGCAGAAGCGTCAATGGATGCTTTTGCAAAATTCCGAGGAAACATCCGTGAAATGCACCAGCCATTAGCAGTTGGTAAAATGGTTGACTTTAAAGCAGAAAAATATTTTGATCCAGAATCAAAAAAGTTTTATAATGGAGTATTTGTATCCGCATATGTTTCAAAGGGTGCACAAGATACTTGGGAAAAAGTACTTGATGGAACTCTTGCTGGTTTTTCAATCGGTGGAAGAATGAATAAGTGGGATGATGGGTTTGACGAAAAGTCAGACAAAGCAATTAGAATTATTAAGCAATACGATTTGATTGAGTTGAGTCTTGTAGATTCCCCAGCAAATCAGTTTGCAAACATTGTATCTGTTGAAAAGGTTGACGGAGTAGATGTGTTTAAAGCAGATGCTACCGTATTAGAAAATGTTTTTTA